ATCCCAGTCTATGGCGTATTGACCCAGCGCCCGCCGCAAGATATTAGCGGCTCCGGCGCGACATCTACCGACCGTGTCGCTCAAGCTGTCACCCAAGCCGCGAATGATCCTAATGTATCCAAAATCCTGCTGGATCTGGATGGCCCAGGCGGCAGCGTTTATGGCACCGGTGAAGCAGGCGACGCCATTTATCAAGCGCGTCTTAAAAAACCGGTTATTGGCATTGCTAATAGCATGGCCGCCAGTGCGACTTACTGGCTTGGATCGCAATGTTCAGAATTTTATTGCACACCCGGTGGCGAAGTAGGCAGTATAGGTGTCTATACTGCACACCAATATATCGGCGAAGCTCTGACTAAAGCTGGTTTAGAAACTACCCTGATCAGCGCTGGAAAATTTAAAACCGAAGGCAACCCGTTTGAACCTTTGAGTGATGAAGCTAAAGCGTTTACTCAAGCGCGTGTCGATGACTATTATCAGTCATTTATCAAAGCTGTGGCGCGTGGGCGTAATTCAACCGCAACCAAAGTTAAAACGGATATGGGTCAAGGCCGGATGTTTGGCGCTTCTGAAGCGCTGGCGGCTAACATGATTGACGGCATCACCACGTTTAACGCCCTGCTCGACAAAATGACCGGTCCGCAAAAACCGCAACGCTCACGCCTAGCCGCGGCGCAACGCAACTTAATGCTCATGTAAAACCAACCCTTTTAACCAAAACCGGCCCCTTAATTGGGGTTTTTTTATGCCCGGCGGATTTGCCGGATCAAGCCCGCTTGGGCATTTGAGGAAACTTATGTCAACCAGTAAAAAATTACGCGACTTACAGGCAAAAAAAGCTAACTTAGTCACCACAGCACGTGCTTTAACGAATGTTGCAGAAACAGAAGCACGCGATTTAACCGCTGAAGAAGCCAACCAATTTAATGCTTTAAGCGTCCAAATCGACGGCATTAACGCCGCAATCAACCGAGAAAATACTTTATTAGCCGAAGAAGCGACCATGGGCATCGTTGCTGAGCATATTGTTGACCGCTCCACGCTAGACGAAAAACGCGGCTTTAAAAGCTTTGGTGAATTTGCTGCATCCGTACAACAAGCCAATACTGGTCGCAATGCCATAGATGACCGCTTATCTATTAATGCTGCAGCACCAAGCACTTATGGTAATGAAGGTTCGGGAGCTGACGGCGGGTTTTTAGTCCCGCCAGAATTCAGCCGTCAAATCTTTACCCTATCACAAACCGAAGATTCTTTGCTGCCGCTAACCGACAATATCGATATTGGTGGTAACTCCATGGTGTTTCCGAAAGATGAGACAACGCCTTGGGGCACCGATGGCGTGCGTGCTTACTGGCAAGCAGAAGCCACAGCCGCGACTGCGACTAAGCCAAAATTAGGCACGTCAATCTTACGACTGCATAAATTAATGGCGTTGGTGCCGTTGACTGATGAGTTGCTTGCAGATACTAACGCATTGGATTCATATTTGCCTGGCAAAGTAGCTGATTCCATTAGATGGAAAACAAATGAAGCTTTGCTGTTTGGTAACGGAAACGGCCAACCCTTGGGCGCTTTCAATGGCTCCGCATCAATTGTGCAAGCTAAGGATACTAGTCAGGCAGCTAACACAGTTTCCCTGGCAAATATTGCTAACATGATTTCTCGTTTACCGCCCAACAGCTTTCCGCGGGCAGTTTGGCTTATTGCACCCGATGCTTTTCCGGCGATCATGTCTTTAATGTCGTCAGGTGGCTGGCCTTTATATATGCAAAGCAACCAAGGCGCTCAAGACAATCCTTATGGCACCTTAATGGGTCGCCCCATTATGATCTCACAACATGCGGCGGCCTTTTCGGCTCAGGGCGACATCTCCTTGATCGACCCTTTCTTTATTCGCGCGATTACTAAAGCCGGTGGCATCCAAACAGCTACATCATTGCATTTGTATTTTGACGCCGACGCAACAGCGTTTAGATCCACATTTAGAGTCGATGCGCAGCCAAAAATCGTCGCGCCGATTACTCAGGCAAAAGGCAGCAACACTTTATCGCCCTTTATACAATTAGCTGCACGCTAAACCTTAGCGCCGGTTAACCCCGGCACTTTATAAAAAATTTTTTTTAGGAATAAATATGTTAAACGAAAAAATTTCAGAAGCCGTGGTACAGCTTGCGAATATCGCTCCCGTCTCACAAGCCGCAGGCTCTGCGGTCAGTGGTTGGATATCCGTCAAAAATCTTTTATCATTAATGGCTATTGTCAATGTCGGTGTGTTTGGTGCATCAGCAACTGTTGATGCCAATATTCAGCAAGCGACCAGCTCTGCGGGTGCCGGCGCCAAAGCCATTACCGGCAAAAGCATCACCCAAATGCTGGCGGCCGGTGGTAACAACAAGCAAGCATTGATTAACGTGCGCCCGCAAGACCTGGACACTAATAACGCATATGCTTTTGTACAGTTAACGATTACCGTCGGCGTAGCTGCTACTTTGGTCTCAGCTGAATTAGTGGGCGCTCCGCGTTTTCAGCCTGCTGATGCACTTAACCAAACTGCTGTTACCCAAATTATCTAATGCCGTTAAAACTGCTAACACCCCCGACTGCTTTGCCACTGCACATAGCGGACGTGCGTCAACACTTAAAGCAAGATATTACGGACGATGACAATCTGATTTTGCTTTATCTAGGCGCCGCTACCGAGTTTGTGCAAATGCGTACCCAGCGGCAACTAGTCGCGGCGCGTTATCAGTTGATTTTGGATGGCTTTCCTGGGCCGTCACTGAATAGTGTGCCAATTGGCAATGCCTTCAGTATGCCCGATTTTGCCATCCAGATTCCACGTACCCCGCTTATACAGATAGTCAGTATTACCTACACTGCCATGGACGGCAGCACCCAAACCATGCCCACGTCTGATTACACTGTAGATCAGAGTTGTGAGCCGCCACGAATTACCCCCGTGTTTGGAAAAATATGGCCAATCCCGTTGCCACAAATCGGCAGCGTAAAGATCACTTTTGACGCCGGTTACAGCGCACCGATTACTGCCAACAACACCGCCAACACGGTTACTGTTTCGAGTTGGAAAGCTTTGGTTGCGGGTGATAACGTGCGCTTAAGCAATTCTGGTGGGGCATTACCCGCGCCTTTATTACCTAAAACCGATTATTTTATACAATCCATTGTCAGCGCCGGTGTTTATACATTGGCTGCAGCAGCTGGTGGCAGTGTCATTGATCTAACCGATACCGGTTCCGGCCTTAATTTTATCGGCCAACCCGGACTTAACAACAGTCCCGGCGAACTGCCCGACGGCATCAAGTCGTGGATGCTATTGCGTTGCGACAGCTTATACAGTTATCGCGGCGAAACTGCCAACTTACGCGGCACTTTTACTAATTTGCCTTATGTTGACCGTTTGCTAGATCCTTATCAAGTGGTATCGATGTGAGTGGTGAGATCTCTTGGCCAGATATTGGCCAGTTTCAGCGGCGCGTGACCATTAAATTATGGACAGATACGGCTAACGCAGATTTTGGCATTGATCAGACCTTTGACCCCGGCATAATCCGCTGGGCAAAACTTGAACCTGTCTCCGGCGTAGCTTATTGGGGCACCAAACAAACCGGCGAAGAAGTAACTCATAAAATATGGCTGCGTTGGGGTACCGGTACCAAACCAGAGGATATAGGCGGCCAACATGTAGTCGATTATCCTCAGGGCAACCGAAGATTCCGGGTTGTGCGTGCTACCAATGCCGGTGATGCACAAAAATTTACTTTACTTGAATGCAAAGAATTGGGAGCCATTACATGAATGACATACGCATTACTGTTGATGGCTTTAACCGCATTATTTTTAATAAACGGGAGATTAAGTCTGCGCTTAAAAAAGGCGGAGCTGTCGTCAGAAAAGAAGCGCGGCGTTTAATTGCTAGTCGGGCTATTTCAGCCGCCGGACAATTCCCAGGCTTTGATACCGGCGCCATGTCACGCTCTATTAAAGTTACCCCCGGATCAGGCGGCGGTTATGTAAAAATTATGCCACATAAAACATCAGAAATGGGTCAATATTTTTACCCTGCCTTTTTAATAATGGGCACCCGACGCGGCCTACAGCCCAGAAAAGACTTTATGGTACAAGCGCTTGACAACAAGCAGCTTGAAATCAAAGCGACTATTAGAGCCGCTTTGCAAAATACATTACTCGCTGGATAGACTATGCCGACTGTTTACGCGCAACCGGGCTACAGCAGCACTGATTACTTTGAGGGTTTGGGTGGTGTTAATGTAGTGATTAACCAATTGCGTACTTATTGTCCAAGTTTTGCAGGTCGCGTTGCCGGTGCAGCTCAATTTAAAAAACTGTCAGAGACGGCTAATTTCTCATTACCCTCCGCTTACGTTATCCCTTTAGACGATTCTCCTGGCGAAAGAATGAGTTTAAATGACGTAAGACAGCCGATGATAGAGTCGTTTGCTGTCATTGTTGCTCTCAGTAATGTGCCCGATGAACGCGGTCAAGACAGTATTTATAGTATCTATTACAAAGCCCGGAAAGAAATTTGGGCAGCTTTATTAGGCTTTCAGCCAGATCCCGCCATTTATCGGGGCATAGAATATCAAGGCAGTAATTTACTGGAATTAGATCGCGCTAGGATTTGGTATCAATTTGATTTTGGCATGTACCGAGAGATCACTCAAGAAGAGGGCTGGCAAGGCATAGAGCTAGATGGCCTGCCACATTTTGATGGCTTAAAAATAACTGTTAATAATGATCCTGATGGCGCGTCAAACCTCGTTGAAACTATTCCAATTGCGGGCAACTTGCCTTAATGCAATTTTTTTACATTAATATATTAACTCGGTAAAAAATAAATGACGAATCTCACGCTAAGATCAATAAAAGGCGCACCATTAACAATTGCAGAAGTAGATGCTAATTTTCAAAATTTAAATAATGCAATGCCAACGGCAATGAGCTATGCCGATGCGATAGCAGGCATAAGCACAACACCACAATCAATCGCGCCAAATGTATTAGTTGCATCTAATATTGTACAAAAATACGCCAGCGTGGGTAATATCCCTGCAAATTTCGCAGGGATTGCTAAGGTGGGTGCTGATCTGTATGTTGGCGATGGTACAAATTTAAGCAAAGTAACACCAACGGCGATGAGTCAAGCCGATGCGATAGCAGGGATAAGCACAACTGCTCAGACTGTGAGTGCCAGTGTGTTGAAGGCTGGAGCGCAAGCAAATGGTGTTACATCGTTTGCTACATATGGTGATATACCAAGTAATTTTGTGGGTGTGTGCCGCGTTGGAAATATAGTTTATGCTGGTGATGGTACGACTATTATTAAATCTGGCACTACAAACGCATCTGAAATTACAACAGGCACATTAGATGCCGCTAGACTGCCAACGCTAACAAAAGCTATGGTAGGGTTAAGTAATGTTGATAATACATCAGATTTAAGTAAACCAGCGAGTACAGCAACATTAGCCGCACAAGCGGCCGCAGAAGCCGCAAGAGATGCCGCTTTAATACAAGCAGGTGTTTATACAACAGAAGCATTAGGACGTGCCGCTGTTGCAGATGGTCAAGCGTTTAAAGTTCAAGGGTCTGGCGATGTCGCGGCCTATGAGTACCGGCGCACCAACAGCACCACGAGTGTACTTATTGCGACCTACCCATCTAGCTTGTCAGTTTTGAAAAATCGGGTGGCAATGGAAAACAAGTATGTTCCAAAGCGTCTTGGTAAAAACTTGTTTAACCCACAAGACCCTAATATGTTATCACTGTACTTTATTGATGGTAATGGTATTGCTATAGCAACGACTTATCCTTTTGCTGTAACAGGACTCATCCCTATTGATGCAGATCAAACACTAAAAGCAAATTTTAGTGTTACAAATACTTACTCTGCTTTGTACACTTTAGCTGGTGTGTACATTCCGGGTACTGCAGTTAATGCCAACGTGCTTACAAATTCTACAGGTGCCGCTGCTTATGCACGTTTCTCCATAGCTGGTGGGGTGACTGCTACAACGCAAGTAGAAATTGGTACTGTAGCTACAAGCTATGTTCCTTATACTGAGTATCAACCTTTGGTTGATGCCAATAACTCTATTACCCTTTTAGCAAGTACAAAGGTTAATAAGGTAGTAGGAAAGAATTTATTCAATCCTAATGACCCAGATATAATCGTTGGGAAGTTCATCACATATGACGGATCTTTTACTTCCAACCCCTACGGCATCAACATAACCGGGAAAATACCAATTTCTGCAGGACAAACATTAAAATGTAATTACTTAGTTGGAAATACCTTTGTTGCCCTTTACTCTGCCGATGGATTATATATCGCCGGAACTGCCGTCAATTCTAATTCAATTACCTATGCCGCAGGCGCATCTTATGCACGGTTCAGTTATTACACACCCTGGAACAATAATCAAATTGAAGTTGGGACAGTATCCACATCGTTCAGTCCTTATACTGAATATGCGCCTGCGGCAAACTTTCAGGAACAGGTTCCAGACAGATCTGCAGTCACCATACTGCCTTCAAAGCTGTATTTCGTAAAGGGCTTCGAAAGCTCGCTATATTACGAAAACGTACTTTTTAAGAATCTTAACGATCCGACACAACTGTATGTTAATGTCGGAATAAACTACAATCGGCAATGTGTGTTGAACTTTGCGACTGCGCTAACCAATGGCTCATTTACCGCTCAGACAGTACGAAGTTTCAAACTAGGTGAACTAAAGACCCTGAGCTACGATGTGAAAGATCCCGCAACCAATAATGGAAAGACAGTCAATATCCTATATATAGGTGATTCATTTACTGATATTGGAACTTGGAACAAAAAAGTGACCTCTTTACTAGTAAGCAACGGAGTCACGGTAAACGAAATCGGAACGACTGGCAACTCCACATTCAAAGCAGAGGGGCTTAGCGGAGGCAACATTGGAAACACGTTTTTAAATTCAAGTTCTGGAGTTGCCCGTATTGTGACAGTATCAGGTGTTACGGTAGTCCCTGAAACGGGATATCCTGGCACAGTTTACAATGATGCAAACAATGCACAATGGACAATTCGCGGTGGCAAGGTTTCTGGCGGTGCTGGAAAGCTGGTTGTCACAAAATTTGGAGCTGTGGCTGGTGATTTTGCAACGTTTCCTAGCAGTGGAACATTAACAAAACTTTCCGGCATCGGGGACGCAACGATCACCTATAGTTCTCCTATTAATGCGTACTACAATCCGTTTATCAAGCCATCAACCGGACTTTTAGACATCACTAACTATATTACCTATTGGGGATTTAATGCTCCAAATGTTGTAGTATTTCAATTTACTTGGAATGACACAGGTAACTGGAGTATAGATTCCACTCTCAATAGTGTTGTCGCCAACTTTAAAACGGCCGCTGACCATGTACATACAGCCTACCCATCTGCAAAAGTTATCTTCTCAATTGAACCATTTGGGAGTTTTAACGGAAACAGGGAATTTAATGGGAAGAAGTATACTGTTCTTCGGTTTATGGAGCTTTTGATCTCGGCGTTTGAAGTTGATTCGGCTTATAACACATGGGTGAAACTGGCTCCATCTTACGCTTTCGTTGACCTTGTTTATGGATATTCGGGTTCAGCGGTGGCACCTAGCTCAAAATATCCAACGGTGACCGAGCAAGCAGGTGGTGATGGGGTTCATCCTCGAACAGAGGGCATGGAACAAATTGGCGAGTGTGTCTATCAAATTATTAGTAACATTATTTAAGGAACGGGATAGCGGCATAATGACAATCATAACCTCAGCAACCTCAACAAATTAATCTTTACTTTTTTAAAAAATTCTAAAACAAAAAATCTTTAATCCCGGCATCTGCCCTAGGAGCTTAAATGTTTGTTATACCTGTTGGCGCTACGGTGCCTGATCCTGATCGTAATGATTTTTTACCCATTGAGGGCCGAGAAGTCGAAGCAAAGCAATATTGGTACCGGCGCATTGAAACCGGCGAGGTCACTGAAAGCTTATCAAGCACTGCTAATGCAGAGCCATCAATAACTGGAGTAAATGATGACAGTACCATTTAATAACATCCCCGCTGGCAACAGTTTACGTGTACCGCTGTTTTATGCGGAAATGGATAATAGCCAGGCTAATATTTTTTCGCAAACTTTAAAGTCGTTACTCATCGGACAAAGATCAACCGTATCGGGTATAACATACGGATCGGCGGTTAGTAACACGCCTTACGTTGTTACGTCTCAAGCACAAGCTAATAGCCTTTTTGGTAATGGCTCTATGCTCGCCAGGATGTATATGATATTTAGATTAAACAATCCCCAGGGCGAGGTTTGGGCTATGGCCCCATCAGACGCCGGTGCCGGGGTAGCGGCAACAAGCACAATCACAATAACGACTACTCTAACAGGTCCATTTGCATCAACGACTTACGTGATTAATTTGTATGTTGCTGGTCAACGGATACAAGTACCATACACTTTAAATGATACAGTCACTTCAATTGCAAATTACATTGTTGCTGGTATCAATGCAGCTACTGATCTACCTGTCACCGCCACCTCAGCTTTAGGCGTTGTTACGTTAACGGCAAAATGGAAAGGGTTAACGGGTAATGATATTGTTGTTCAAGATTCTTTTAGATCAACAGCAGGCAGTGAGCTAGCGCCTTATGGTCTTAACTTAGTCTATGCTGCAGGCACAGCGGGGGCCACTAATCCAACTTTAACCACAGCAATTAGTGCACTTGGCGATGAACCGTATGATTTTATTATCCACCCTTACACTGATAGTACATCTATCCTAGCTGTAACAACAGAATTGAGCGATACAGTCGGTCGGTGGTCGTGGTCAAGACAAATTTATGGGCATGCTTATACAGCAGTGCGCGGCACGCTCAGTGCATTAATTACCCTGGGCGGCTTATATAATGACCAGCATCATACTATTGCCGCGATTGATGTAGATTGCCCAAATCCAAGCTGGGAATATGCAGCCGCTTATGGCGGTAGAAATGCTGTTTACATTGCAGCTGACCCAGCACGGCCCACGCAAACTGGCCAGTTGACTGGGATTATCCCGCCACGAGTCGGAAAGCGCTTTTTGTTGACAGACTGCAATTCGCTTTTGGGTTACGGCATAGCAACTAGCACAGTCGTAGCAGGCGTATTACAAATACAAAGGGCTATTACTAATTACCAAAAAAATGCGTTTGGCGTAGCAGATATCTCGTATTTAGACTCTGAAACTTTGCATACAGCAGCGTATGTATTGCGCTATTTGCAAAGCGCAATCACTAGCAAATATGCGAGACACAAACTAGCTAATGACGGCACTCGTTTTAGCGCGGGCAATCCGGTGGTTACCCCAAATGTAATCAGGGGTGAGCTGATCGCGGCTTATGATGCTTTAGTGGCATTGGGTTTGGTCGAAAACCGAGACGCTTTTGCAACTTATTTAATTGTCGAGCGAGATATTACGAGTGCAAATCGGTTAAATATTTTATTTCCGCCGGATTATGTTAATCAACTGCGAATTTTTGCGGTGCTTAATCAGTTTAGATTACAGTATTAAGCCAACCCAATTACTTTATTTTATAACCCGCTTATTAGCGGGTTTTTTTATGACTAAATAAAAAAGGACACCAATTATGGCGAGCAAAGTCGCAGGTATTTGTTACATTAAAGTGGATGGCAGTCAATTAGAAGTATCTGGAAACATTGAAATCCCCATTGCTCAAACCTCAAAAAAAGCGGTGATGAGTTTAACAGGAGTGGCCGGCTATGAAGAAAAAGTCCAGCGTCAATTTGTTAAATTAGATGCAATCTTTAGATCAGATTTCCCGCTTAAAACGATCACGCAAGGCACAAACATGACGATTACCACCGAGCTAGCTAATGGCCAGGTTTACACGTTGGCAGGTGCCTTTATGGAGGGCGATGATGTGTCAGCAAAACCAGACACCGGTGAGGTTAGTATAGAATTTACTGGCACGACAGGATTTTTTCAATGAGCAATAAAATTATTAAATTATCTAAGCCGATTATTGAAGGCGATATTGAGCACACTGAGCTAACACTAAGGGAGCCCACTATTGATGATATATCAAAAATCGGCTACCCCTTTTTACTGATCGAGACCGACAATGGTACTGCTGTGCAAGTGCAAGTTAATATCATTTTAAAATACGCATCAACTTTGGGGGGCGTGCCGCCCAGCTGTATAAAAACTCTAAAAATAAGTGATTTATCTAATATACAGGCAGCGGTAATGAGTTTTTTTGGGGACGAGGCGGAAACGTCTCAGACTTAATTGATCATGCTTTTGAAATAGCTTATTTTTTTAAAATACCCCCCGAAGCTGTGTTGGCGTTAACTTTAAGCCGCTATCAGCTTTATGCTCAACAAGCTGCGCGGATATCAGATCAGGTGAACAATGGCTAACAACTTTAATCTACGTGCAATTATCTCTGCAACAGATAATTTAACGCCTGTCTTACGTGCGCAACAACGCCAACTTAATGCCTGGCGTAGAAGTTTTGCGTCCGCTGGAAAAATGGCAATGCCGATGGCAGCTGGTTTAGGTGCCGCTATATTAATACCTGCTAAGGCATTTGCTGAAGCGGAGTCCGCTGCTACGCAACTACAAAACACGCTAATGACGAGCAATGGCTTATCAGCCGGGTTTAAAGAATTAAGCGCCATTGCGACTGATTTGGGCAATCAATTGCCCGGTACCACAGCTGATTTTATGAGCATGGCATCACAGCTTAAAGCGCTGGGCGTATCAACTGAGACTTTAACAGGTGGTGCTTTAAAAGCGACCGCTTATTTAGCGGTCGTTGGTAAACCGCTGGGCGTGACATACGAATCTGCTGCTGAAGCGGTGGGTAAATTGGGTAGTGCGTTTGGTATAGCGGCTAATGATTTAATGCCCTTTACTGATAGTTTACAACGAACATTGCATATGGGCGTTGATCTGGGTGAGATGCAGTACGCGATGGCTAGAGTAGGCGGTATCTTAAAAGGTGTAGGAAAACAAGGTCTAGGTGTTGCAAATGACCTAGTGCCGTTAGTAGCTATGTTAATTAAATCGGGTGTATCTGGCGAAGAAGCGGGCACCGGTATTAGTAAAATGATCCAAGTAGCATCATTAAAAGGCAAGTTTACCGACATACCAACTTTAGTTAAGGATTTAGAAAAAATGAATGGCTTAGCGCCATCAGCAAAGCTATCTAAATTTAAAGAGTTATTTGGCGAAGAGCACATGAAAAAAGCCTTGACTATTGCAGGCGGCGGTTATACGCAAATGGTAGCTGAAATGAAAAAACAAGCGGATATGCAACAACGTATTAATAACTCTTTAGGCACATTAACTAATCTTTGGGATGCCGCCACAGGAACGTTTACCAATGCCATGGCCGCCTTTGCTGAATCGTATGCGCCCGAACTTAAGCAGTTAGCGCAATCTGTTGGTGAGTTATCATCTAAATTTATGATATGGGCCAAAGAAAACGGCCCATTTATAAAAATGGCTTTAGAATCCGCGGCAGCTTTTGTCGGTTTAAAATTGGCGTTTTATGGGGCATCTATTGCGTTAGGCATTTTGACAGGTTTAATGCGTGCTAATCCTTGGATGTTATTAGTACAGGGATTAGCGATTGCCGGGCCGTTTATTTACGAGCATTGGGGTGCAATTACCAGCTTTATTAAGGACACGTTTAATAGTGCAATTGATTGGATTTTACAAAAATGGGAATCATTAAAGAACATATTTTCTGGGCTTAAAGATTTGCTGCCCACCGGCGGTGATATGAATATGGCACATACTGCAAGCCCAGAAAGTCGAAAAAAAATGATTAATTCACCAGCTGCTCAGGTCCGGGGTGGCATTGATGTTAATTTTAATAATACGCCCGCAGGCACTCGGGTGACGCCCACCAAGACACAAGGCCATTTTGCTGTGACCCCGAACGTAGGGTATCGTTCTTTCGCGACCGGCGCGGCTTGGTAATTTAAATATATCATGGCTAACATCATTGATAACGCACAAAAGCTAGCTGCAGCTTTAAGCCCTAGCAA